AGCATAGCCCGGATTGCCCCGCTGAAATGTCTGAAGGCTTTGAAACGGCGATTCAGTACATCCGCCGTGAATGGCTTCACCAATGAAAGGATGGTTTATATGCTTCAGATCGGAATGATCGTTAAAATCTTGCCCGATGCGGAATACAGCGGCAAGTTCACCGGCTACATCGGCAAGGTGAAGAATTACTTTTCGCAGAACAAGAAGGTTGGCGTGGAACTTTTTCAGCAGACGAATGACGCAAGTTCCAAGGGCCTGTTTTGGTTCTCTGAATCCAAGGTGGTTGCGGCGGGTAGTCTGCCTGATGCCATGATGGAATATATCAAGGCCGATCTTAACGCCACCTTTGGCGTTGCAAATCACATCCGCCGTTCCCGTCAGACCGGCCTTCCGCAGATCAAGAAGGTCATTTATAGCGGCCCCAAGACAATCATTCTGTGGGCCGACAACACCAAAACCATTGTTTCCTGTGGGGAAGCGGATTCCTATGACTACTATTCCGGTTTCTGTGCCGCTGTGGTCAAGAAACTGTTCGGTTCCACTACCCACGCCAAAAAGGTTTTGGGTGATTCCATTCAAATCAATGATTAACCTGTTTCAGCACCAGCAACAGGCCCTTGATGAAACCGAGGGGAAGAACCGGGTGGCCTATTACCTTGATATGGGCCTTGGGAAAACCTTTGTTGGTTCCGAAAAAATGATGAAGCTGAACAAGCGGATCAATCTGGTGGTGTGCCAATGTTCAAAAGTTCAAGACTGGATTGAACATTTTCAAGACCACTACACCCGGAATTGTGTGTTCGACCTGACCAACCCCAAAACCTTCAAATGGTTCTTTGAACAGATTCAGCATGAAGTTCCAACCCTGATGATTGGCGTGATCAACTACGAACTGACCTTCAGGCGGAATGTGCTGAAAACCCTGACCGGCTTCACGCTGATGTTGGATGAAAGTTCCCTGATCCAGAACGAGAACGCCAAACGGTCAAAGTTCATTCTTGGGCTGAAACCGGATAATGTGATCCTTCTGTCAGGCACCCCCACGGGCGGCAAGTATGAAAACCTGTGGAGCCAATGCCAACTGTTGGGGTGGAAGATTTCAAAAGAACTGTTCTGGAAGCAGTACATTCAAACGGAATGGGTTGAAACCGATGGATTTTGGCGGCAACAGATTACCGGCTATAAGAATGTTGACCGGCTGAAGATGAAGCTGGCCGAACATGGGGCCGTTTTCATGACTACCGAACAGGCCGGGATCAACCTTCCAAAACGGAACTGGATCAAGGTCAAAACCCGCCCTTCATCCCTTTATTGGAAGTTCTGGAATGATCGCTATATTGCGATCGACAGCGCCAACCTTGGTGAATTTGAACTGGATGCGGATTTCTACGGTTCCAATGCTCATTGTGAACGGGAATTGATCGGTGATACCAGTTTAACCCGCCGCCTTTACGCCCGTCAGCTTTGCGGCCTATATAACCCGGCCCGTTATGAAGCCTTCCGGGATTTGGTGAACAGCACGGAAGATCGCTTGATTGTGTTCTATAACTTCACGGAAGAAATGGAACGCCTGAAGGGGATTGCCAAGGGCCTGAACCGGCCTGTGTCTGTTCTTTCCGGTGAAGAAAAGAACTTGGATGCTTACCGCTACCAGCACAACAGCATTACCTTCATTCAGTATCAGGCCGGTGCAATGGGCGGCAATTTCCAGCTTGCCAACAAAATCATTTACTTCAGCCTTCCCCAAGGTTCGGAATTGTGGGAGCAATCCCAAAAGCGTATTCACCGCCTTGGGCAAGAACGGCCCTGTTTCTATTACCTGATGATCTGTCCGGGAACGGTTGAAGAAGATATTCTTTCCACTTTGGAAATGAGAAAGGACTATACCGATGAACTATTCAGAAAGTATGAGCAAGCGGCAACAGCGCCGCAAAGCCCTTAACCAGCGGTTCAGGCGGATGTTCCTTGTGGCCCTTCTGATGGGCCTTGCAATGGGGTTTATATTTGGGCGCTGTTCTGCTGTCAACAGCAAGGCCCCGGATGCCCCCATTGAACCGGATCAGTTTACCACCGTAACCCCGGATGTGACCTTGGAGCCGGTGGAAACTCCGCTGGTGGAAGAACCCGCCGAACCTGAACCGGTGTTGTTGGGCAGTTTCAGAATTACCGCCTATTGTTCCTGTGAAAAGTGTTGCGGTGAATGGGCCAAGAATCGGCCCAACGGCATTGTGTATGGTGCCGCTGGTGTGGAACTGAAAGCCGGTGTTTCCTGTGCTTCCCCGCTTCCCTTGGGAACCGTGGTGGAAGTGGAAGGCTTGGGTGAATACATCGTTCAGGATCGCCCCGCCCAATGGGTGATTGACAAATACGGTGAAAACCAGATCGACATTTATTTTGACAACCATGAAGCCGCTTCTGCCTTCGGCCTGAAGCAGTTGAATGTTTATCTGAAAGGAGAACCCGAAAAATGATCAAATGTGAAAATGCTTGCCCCCGTGGAAAATTTGATGGGTGTTTCCACAAATGCCCGGATTTCCACACTTGTCCTGATTCCTGTCAGGAAAACCCGAACGCCTGTGGAGAAGCCACTTTCGATGAAGAAACGGCCCTTCAGGAGTTCAAGAACACACAGCTTGCCACCTTGAACGCCATTGCTTCCCTGACCGCCCACAAGAAGGCCATTGAGGATCAGGAAAAGGAAATGAAGGGCAAGTTGTATGAAGCAATGGTGAAGTTCGGCGTGGATAAGTTTGAATCCGATGTTCTGAACCTTACCCTTGTGAAGCCCACCAATGCCACCAGCATTGATTCCGCAAAGCTGAAGAAGAAATACCCGGACATTGCTTCCGAGTGTTCCAAGACCACCGCCAAGGCCGGTTATGTAAAGATCACCCTGAAAGGGGATAAGTCATGAGTTGCCGGGGCTTTGAACCTGTTTGCACCAATAATGAACTTCGGGAGTATTTCAGCGCCAAGGGCCTGACCTATGACAGCATTGATGAAGGTGATATTTTGATCCTTTGCATGATGCTTCAGAAGGAATTGAAGAAATCCAATAAGGCTGGTGAAACTTCCGTCACCATGACTTTAAGCAAACGGGTTGACATGAAGAAGGACACCAACGGCCACATTACCGAGTGTTACATCTACATGAACGCCCACTATTTCACCCGGCGTGAATGTATCAGCTTCAACCGGGATGGGTGGATTGGCTTTGCTGGATGGGCCGATGATGGCAACACTAACCCGTTGCGCCGTGCATTCCTTGCATGGTGTGACTATTTGGCGGAAGGTGGTGGGGCCGATGGCAAGGGATGAAGTGTGGGATGCCCTGAAAAATCATGCCAAACAGGTTCATTCAGAACGGGTTGCAAAGAACCCCGACCGGATCGCCTATGCCATTCAGCAGTTTGAAGCCCACGGCATTGAATATCAACTGAAGAATGAGCAAACAGGCCACTTTCATTGTTGGCGAAAGTCTGATGATAAACTGTTCCAATTCTACGCTGGAACGGGTAAAATTCAGGGCTTCACCCAAGTCAGAGGTATTCACAGCCTGATTCAGATGTTGGAGGGGTGAGCCGATGGCCGGTGAAAAGAACTTTGAAAACCGTCTGAAGAAGTGGTTGGAAAGTGAAGGGATTTATCCCTTGGGTGAACCAGTTGACCGCATGAGCGCCCCGCCCTGTGGCTTCTATGAAAAGCGTTGGGGCGGAAGCCGGTATGTGAAAAGTGGCCTTCCTGATATGCGGATCACCGTGAAGGGCATTGCCCTTGAAGTAGAGCTGAAGGCCACCAACGGAACCCCGTCAGAACTTCAGAAACGGAACCTGAAGCAAATCAACGGTTCCAATGGGTTTGGGTTCATCCTTTACCCGGAAGGCTTTGAAGCCTTCAAGACTATTGTGAAAGGGGTGAAACAATGCGAGTTTCCCACAGCCGGGTTGAAGTCTTTGATAGATGCCCATACAAATACCGCTTGCGATATGTGGAAGGGATAGACACGATCCCGAACACGGATGCAGACAACGCCCTGATCCTTGGCACCGCCCTTCACACCGGCATTGAAGAAGGGGTTGAACAAGCCCTTGACTTCTACAAGAACAGCTTCCCGGTTCTGACGGATGATCACATTCATGAAATGATGAAGCTGGAAGCCATGATCCCCAAGGCAAAGGCCATGTTGCCACCGGGCGGAACCTTTGAATTGCCTATTGGGAACGCTGATTTCATCGGCTTCATGGATTATCTGGTTCCCGTGGGGAAGGGCCTGAAGCTGGATGGGCTGATCACCGGTGAAGATTTGGATGAATTTGAAGCGTTTGATTTGTACGATTTCAAGTATTCCAACAACGCCAAGAACTACGCCGTTTCCGGTCAGCTTCACGAATACAAGTATTGGTATGAACTGACCCATCCCGGCCACCGGATCAGAAATATGTATTTCCTGATTGTTCCAAAGCCCAAGATCAGGCAGAAAAGCACCGAAACCCTTCCCCAATTCCGTGACCGCTTGCAAGCGGCCTTGAAAGATGCTGAACCAACGCTGATGCCGGTTCAGTACAACCCCATGAAGATTGTGGACTTCCTGACCGATGTGAAGCACATGGTTGAAGCCACAGACTTTCCCAAGAACCCAAACCATTTTTGTGGATGGTGTGAGTATGAAGAATATTGTCAGAAAGGATGGGATTATATGTTACTTCCCAAGAATGAACGCCGTGATCTGAACGCCACCAAGAAGAAGGTTGTGTGGCTTTACGGCGCACCCTTCAGCGGCAAAACCTTCTTTGCCAATCAGTTCCCCGATCCCCTGATGTTGAACACGGATGGCAACATCAAGTTTGTGGATGCCCCCTATATCGCCATTCGTGACACCGTAACGGTGGAAGGCCGTATCACCAAGCGCCGTTTGGCCTATGAAGTGTTCATGGATGCCGTTACCGAACTGGAAAAGAAACAGAACGATTTCCGAACCATCGTGGTTGACCTTCTGGAAGATGTGTATGAATCGTGCCGGGTTTACATCTGTGACCGTCAGGGCTGGAAGCATGAATCTGATGATTCCTTCCGTGCGTGGGATATGGTCAGAAGCGAGTTCCTGAACACCCTGAAGCGGCTTGTGAATCTGGACTATGAAAACATCATCCTGATCAGCCATGAGGACAGAAGCCGTGACCTGACCCGCAAGGGCGGCGATAAGATCAGTTCCATCAAGCCGAACCTTCAGGATAAGGTGGCAAACAAGGTGGCCGGTATGGTTGATCTGGTGGCCCGTATCGTGGCGGACGATGATGAACGGGTGCTGTCTTTCAAGACTTCTGAAGTGATCTTCGGCGGTGGCCGTTTGACTGTCCGTGATAAGGAAATCCCGCTGACCTATGACGCTTTCTGTGAAGTCTACGAGGAAGCCAACCAGAAGGCCGCAGGAGCCGTGAAGCGTGGCGGCAATGCCCCGGCTACCCCCGCACCTGAAACCACCGACACGCCCACCACAGCGCCCAGCAGAAGGGGCAGAAAGGCCAAGACTGTAACCCCGCCCCCGGCTGGTAACTATGATCCGGCTGAAGATGCGGCAAAGGCGGCTTGTGGTGATCCTGATGGAACTTGGACACCGGGCGGCGGTGAAAAGGATGATTC